TACGTTATCACCGCAAAGTCCGACGACAGCGACGAAGTGCTTGAACCAGTCCAGCTGAAAACTGTACCACCACCTTTACCAAAGATACTCAGGATAGATCCGATGGTACCTCGGAAAAATCCAAGGACCTTGGCTGCTCCGCCGACTACGGTTGTCAGACCCACAACACCAATTATTGCCAATCCAATCTTTGAAGTAAATTCTGGGAAAGCCTGGAAACCTCGTATCCAAGATTGCATCTTGCCAGCCATGTCAATAGTTCCTTGAACCACCTTTAGAAGCGACGGGCCGTATTCTCTGCTGATTGTATTCAGCAGAGTATCAAACCCTTCACGCAAAGCCGATGCGCTGGCACGCAAAGCTTCCTGAGCATTGAGCATAGCCTTGTCGCCATCGTTGTTGACGTGCTCGGGAACTTCACCAGAACCTAGCTGGGTAGTACGAATGCCAGCCGCCGTAGCATCACGGAATGATTCCGGACCTGCACCTAGCGTGTTGTACATTGCCTTGGTTTCATTGAGTTTGGAACCAGCAGTGCTATTACCATAGTTCTTCATAGCAGCCGCAAGCGCCTTCTGGTCGATCACTCCACCGGCCTTAGCTTGTGCTGCAAACTTGGAAAGCATCTGAAATGCCGATTGGTCAGTAGCAGCAAGCTCTGCAGCTTCACCCTTTACTGAACCAGTAGCATATAGCTGCTGGAACATCTTATTGTACTTGGCACCCATTCCCTTTTCAATATCAGTGGAAGCGTCCAACATACTATCAGAAGTAGCTTGACTTGCACCACGCGCCTTTAGCAACGTGGCGAGGTCCGGATTAGCCGCTTGCTCGGCTCGCGCTTTCAAAGCCTCGCTGCGAGTCAAGCCTAGAATATTTGCAGTGCTCTCAGAACTTTTAACCAAGCTCTTGATACCAGAGACCATATCGCTTTCAGAAAGACTGCGCATACGTCCCTGTGAGACCATCATCTCCAAGTAAGCTTGCTGGGCTTCCTGGCGCTGTTCAAAGTTCAGGCCCATGTTTCCAGTGGCCAAAGTTTGCTTGGTTACTGCGCCGGTGAGCTTGGCATAATCAGCAGCACCAACCATACGGGCGCCTTGACTTTTTTCCATCGCACCAGCGAGTTCCTGAATACTCATATGAGCATCATTCACTGCGTTACTCATTTGGGCAATGGTACGAAACTGACCGTTACCCGAAGCGATCATGCTTCGGTAGCCTTCAGCGCGGTCATCAACAGCGCCTAGGATCTTACCTAGAGCGCCACCTGAAAGTCCACCAAGGGCGCCTTTTTGAAGATTATCAACAAACCCGGCAATCTTGGTACCGGCTCGATCTAGATGAGAACCAAGACCACTGACACCACTAGAGAATCTTTTAATTCCAGTCTCAGATTCCTTGGAAGCCTTCTTGGTACGCTCACCTGCCTCTTGCTCAGCATCGCCGCGTTCTTTGCGCTTGCGCTCAATGTAGGTCTGACCTGGGCTGGACTCATCTGAATCCTTCTTTTTGCCTTTGCCTGAAGCAGATCCAGTACCTGAACCTTTTCCACTGTTGTTCCACCTACGGAAGAACTCATCCATGACAGCGCGTGGATTGTTAGATGCTTGACTTCTGGCAAGAGCCTTTTGAGTCTTTTCCAAGACGTCGCGAATGCGCTCAAGCTCATCAAAGCTGAGCTTGTCACCGGCGGTTTTATCCAGTCGATCTTGTAGATTTTCGAACAGAGTTTTCATCTGCTCATACGTAAGGTCAGACATGGCTACCCCCTGATGCTTCTGATTATTTATCCAGAGATTAAAACAGGGTGTTTATGCACAGGTAAATATGCGTAGAGAATTAGGAGGCCATATGGACAACATCAATCCACTAGCCAGTCACTTTCGTATTGCAAGCGTTCAACAGCCTCTTCCCACCAGAGGTCAGTTCTTTGCAGAAGGTGAAATTGACACCGCGATCAATGGCGAAGTTGGTATCATGCCAATGACCGCCAAGGATGAAATCATCCTCAAGAACCCCGACGCATTGCTCAACGGCGACGCGCTAGAAAGTCTATTTCGCTCATGCGTGCCTGGCATCAAAGCACCACGTAAAATCAGCGTTCCAGACATGGACGCAATCCTTCTAGGCATCAAGCTGGCAAGCTATGGCGACAAGCTGGACGTCAATGTCACTTGCCCTGAATGCAAAGGTGAGTTTACTACCGAAACCAGCATCCGTGGTCTTCTTGCACAATGCGAGATGGTCAAAGATGAGGACACTATCATTCGCATCAGCGATGAGATGGTTATCAAAATCCGTCCATACAACTTTGAAGACAAGACCAAGTTGGACTTGACCACCTTTGAAGAGTCAAAGATGTACGAGCACCTCATCAACTCGGACATGACCGACAGTGAGCAGCAAAAGCGTTTCTCAGAAGCATTTGAGCGTATTGCGGATCTGGATTTGGATCTTCTAGCCAATTGCGTTCTATCAGTTACTATCCCAACTGGAGAAGTCACCAACGAGGCTCACATCAAAGAGTTCATTAAGAACGCCGATCGTCAGACCACGCATATGATCTCTGAAAAGCTACGAAAGCTTGGTAACTCTGGTATCCCCAAGGAACTAGAAGTCGAGTGTCCAGTTGAAACTTGCAAGCATCAATGGAAGACTGGAATGATCTTCGACGCTTCGCATTTTTTCGCCTAAGGCTCTTGGCTACTCCACCTGAGGAGATAGCAAGTGTCCTTCAGGAATATGTGGATGAGACAAGGGCCATGGAAAAGAACTTAGTTCAGATCACATGGTTTATGAGGGGCGGTGCTGATATTGAACAGGTGTATATGATGACACCCAATCAGCGCAAATGGGCTCTAGAGCTCATTGAGGAAAACATCGAACGCACTAATAAAACCGGTGTGATGATGCATTAAATGGAGCCGTGCTCCAGATAGATGCCAGCGAGATTGGAGTCTCGGAGAACATGTCGAAGTTCAAAGTCAAGACCCTGAGACACCTGCTTGAACTGTTTGAACAAGTTGGCGAGCAACTGGTTTTTAATCTTCCAAGTTCCTGCAGCTTGGTTGATAACGAGCAGACTGTCGCCGATAAAGGTGCATTTTTCAATGCCGTTATCCTGAGCCCAGACAACCGCCCAGATCAAAGCTGACCACTCCGCCACGTTGTTGGTACCCTGGCCCAGGTCTTTCATTGAAAAGGCTTGGGCCTTTTCACCTGGTCGCACGATGACGATGCAGCTTGACATTTTTCCTGGATTGGGTGCGCATCCACCATCAAAATAAATCTGCATGTCTGTTCCTACCATTATAGTAGTATTTATCTAGACCTGATTCATTTATTTTGAATTCGTCGTTTCAATTCATCAAGTGTGATGTCACAGCGATCGCCTTTGCTTAGATTGGCCTGTTTTTCAATCAAGCGAAGGTTGTGATGGGATGCTATGACTTTGGCTGGAACTTTCTGAGCAAATCCCTTACTAATGGAATATATGTGGTCTAGATGAAACAGAGAACCACGGACTATGCCAGTTGGATTGATCTCGTTGAAATGCTTTTGGTAAGATAGTTCAGTCAGCTTCCAAACAGTTTCATAGTAGCCTTTTCTGGATGATTGGTAGCGTGCCTGATTTTGACAAAAAGAGCACCTCATCAGATCTGGATGTTCTAAATGATTGGCTCTATGAAATCTATAGCGACGATGATTGAGTTCTCGGTCTCGATTGATTTCTTTGCAGGATTTAGTGAGATCAATGTTTCTGAACGAATTATTACGAATCTTTCTGACTCTGGTCATGATCTCTATGAATCTTTGTGGGAGTGGTTATGATTGGTAGATATAATGAATTAGAAGTAAGAATTGCGATATATGAAAGAAAGGAATGAACGAACTTGTGAGTGAATGTTATAACTTGCAGTAGGCACGAAAGCCACAACTTTATCCCCCTCTCCCAATGAAAGCTAAGAAAAGCGTTCATCAAGAAGATGAGGGATAAAAGATGGTCTTGCAGTTAGAGGCTGTCAGAGCACATTTTGGAACTAACGCTGAATTGCTTCAGCACCGGGGTCACGTTGTCGGTCTTGCGGTTAGGTATCCTGGAGTAGTGGCGGCGTCCCAATCTACACCTTCCAAATGGCATAAATTGGGCAAGGAGTTAGTTGCGAGTGAACTAGAGCTCCTGTCCTACGAAGAGCCAGTGCTAAGGGGAAAGCTTATTTGCACCCTCAGTTGCCTCTCGGATCACCAGCTACGTTTTCTCCATAGCCTTTGTTTATACTGGTGTGTCGAAGGTTTTACCCATACCCACTAATGTGGGACCCAGTGCGCGCCTAGCCGCTACCATCCCGTCGTATCCGGGCGAGGTTTCAACATGTTCTAGGATGTCTAGCTATTATGGTCCGGGTTAGGATCGATATCCGTCCCGGACTCATTTGATAATTTCTATATGTGTCGTTGAGCTAGGTCTGGGGCTATGAAGTAGTTTTCTTAGTTGATTTATTTAGCAACTTTGAACAATCCGAGGACTGCGATTCAGCTACATCTGAAATCGATCTAGAGGGGCACCAGGCCCCTCTTTTAGTGCGAGCGCTTCTTCATCGCTGAGAAGATCCGACCCGTTCTGGGTTGCTCTACATCCTGATACCTTATATTGTATGGCACACTGGTGTGCTTGATGTCAAGTACCCAGGGCGTGGAAACAATAGCCTCAGTTCCAGGCTGCTGATGCAGCACAAGCGCATTCCAATGATTGTTGCTTTCAAGGTCATGGTTGTGAACGACCACTGGATTATCGCTATACGGTGTGAAGATCTCGGTACGATCGACTTCCTTATAGTAATAGACTGCGTTCAGGACACCCCTGGGAATCTGTAGATGACGCTTGGTAACCATGTCATGTGGAACCAACATGTCAATGGGCTTGCTGTAGAGATCATCGTCGCCCATTGCCTCATCATTGCGCTTGATAAGCTTGGCACTTTGTTCCTTGTAGAACTCCAACATGGCAACTGCCATGTTCTTGCGCACCGTGGGGTGAATGATCGCGGCAGTTCCAGCAACACTCATGATGTTCAGCATACGTTCGGAAAGAAAGCGCTGATTCTTGGTGTCACGTCCCAGGATCATTTTGCGGTGTGGTTCAAGATCAGCTGGCAGCTCAGCGTCTTCTTTGGTGCGTTCATATGCACCAATATTGTGGCCGCCAAATGCGATAGCAGCCCAGAGATTTTCCCAATCCTTATGGAGCGCCAAGATGGTTTCTGGGAAGGTGCGAGTGCGTGGACCCAATCCTTCAACAATCGCGTTGTAGTAGGCCAGTTCCTGTTTCATGAACTGCTTGAAACGAATCGCGTCTGCTGGTGTAACATCTACCACCAGCGTTAGATTATTGAAACGTGTATTCACACAGTGGCTCCTCTATCTGTTACTCACATTGCAATACGCGACCAGTCACTGTCACTAAATATCAGACTAGAATTAGGAGACTACAATGACCTCTAAGGCCAAACAGAAGGGCAACTCTTGGGAACTTGCAATCTGCAAGTTTCTGGGTGAAACTCTGGGTGGAAACTTCCAGCGCGTTCCCAACTCGGGAGCCTACATGGGAGGTAAGAACTCCTTCCGTAAAGACTTTCTCAGCAGTACCCAGCAGCGTGCGGCAAAGGGTGATATCATTCCACCCGACGATCTTCCAAATCTGAACTTGGAAGCAAAGAACTATGCGGACATCGCGTTCCACCAGATCATCGATGGGTCCTGCAAGCAACTTGATACTTGGATTGATCAAACTGAAGAACCGGCCGATGAAACGGACCTCAGTTTCACGATCTTCAAGATCACGCGCAAAGGAAGCTGGTGTGCGTTCAAGGCATCGCACCTCAAGGATTTCGATCTAACTGGTCTAAGCTACGTGACGTATCGCAAAGGCTTTGGGACACCCGAAGCTTGTGATTACATCATTGTTTCCCATGAGCCATTCTTCACACAGAACAAGGGTGCAGTGCGTCGTCTCGGTGGAAGTGAAAATTGACACCAGTAGCTCGATAAATGCATAAAGAAAGCCGTCCAGAGCAAAAATCTGGACGGCTTTTCCATGGAGGGCTTATGGGCCGACTTACTTTGAAGACTCTGGAGCGAAACAACCTTCCTTTTGGAAAGTTTTCCTTCAAAGTCGACCTTGCGCGTGAAACAAAGCGTACCTACTTCTCGGCATCCAATGCAAGCCAGATTGAAGCTATGCGTGATATGCTCCGTACTACGTGCGTTGGCGATCACAAGCTAGTCTGGGCGACTAATAGCAAGGGCAAGCGCGTCTATCTTGAGCTTTACTTGACCAACTCCATGGACCTTGCAATGCTGAAGCTTGTTCATGCAGACAAGCTGTTCAAGATCTACAAGATCAAGGTAGTCGACACTCCCGAATGAATACAAGTCCACGATCACAGTGGACACGAATTTCAAAAATGGTTTGAAGGTCGTTGGTGTAGATACTGGTGCCTTCCACGTGCGTTACGCTAGAAGGACGAAAAGCGAGCCATTCCGTGGCTCGCTTTCTTGCATTTGGATCTTGGAATTGTGCTTGGTAAGTCCACTTACCCTTGTGCTTGGTCTGGGTCGTCTGAAATTGCATCTAGGTTATCCACGTGCTGCTCCACTCGGTCGAACAGCTTATTGAACGCTTCATGGTCCTGAAGCTTCCACATAATAAGCGGACCGGAATTCCTCAAGTAGAGTTCAACCTCGCCATTGTGGGGATGGTCCTGGAGAATCCAGTCCACATCTTCTTCTCCAATCTCGCGCTTCAAGCGTTTAGCGAGGCGCGATCGTTCGGAGATCCTCGTGACCATATCGTTTGTGGCAGTGAGAACAGCCCGAATGTTGTAGCCCGAAAACATGGTCTTGGGGTCCCAATCGGCTTCGTACCGATTGACCTTGCTGATTTCAAGCCTGCTGCTCATCACTCACTCCGTATTTACGTTCTCGCGGGTATTAGCACAGGACTGGAAAGAGTCAACCACTCATAGCCAAGTTAGCTTGAACAGCATGGCATCGTCAGCTTTTCGAAAGCAAACTCGTATGGGCTGGCCGCCTAAAACCGCCCAGCGGTTTAAGCCAGATGATAAGCTGTAGTCACGTGGCCCAAATTGCTCTATGAGCCATGAGTAGAAACAAATATCGCTGTTTTCGTCGAGCCAGTTCTTTGAAGAATCTAGCTCAAAGATGGTATGCCAGCCTCTCATTGCCATGCTAGCTTGAACAACATGGCATCTTTAGGATCAGAAAAATCCAAAATCATACCTATAATGATGTCGTCGCCTAAATGGTCTTGCGTAACCCAATCAGAGATAGAGCAACGCTGTGGCTGATCTTCGAGATCAGGCATGTGTTGATCAATCCAATCAGCGAACATAGGCTTGGGCCACACACGCTGACCCTTCCACTTGATTTCCTGGTAATTGTTATCATCAAATGGCGGTAGAGTAGACCCTTGGGCATTTCGAAATGCGAGATGAAAGCGGATGCTAGGCATAGAAGTCCGACCTAGCGCCAATTATCCCCATGTCAACTTGAATAGCAATGCTACATCTGGATCTTCAATTCCCACATGCCAATGACCAGCCTCAATATTGCTCCAACCCAGTTGGTAATCAGACACTCGGGCTGCAAGCCACTCATGGATTAGATCACAAACAACCCATCCGTGTTGATGGTAAGTTGGTCGCTTCAGTTTTTCCGAATCTGCATCAATAGTTTCCGGATCCACCATTAACCCACGTACCGATCTACCACAATCGTAAGTGTCTATGCTAATCCAGATAGTCATAACCAAGTCAACTTAAAGAGAAGAGCGTGATTGGGATCACGAAAGAAGATCTTCATGTGAGACATACGATTAGAATAGTAAAGGTCGACATCGAAGTCTATTCGACCATGCGGTACCCATACCCAATTGCGACTCTGTGATAACGCTCGATGGGCTTCTTTCTCGGTCCACCAAACTCCATGATCGCCCTGACCAGCAATATTCTCTAAAATCTCAACCATGTCTTGATGGGGATAACAACGACATTGGATCCTATATTGGCCCCGAACATCGTTGTCATGATGTTTCAGAGGAATGATAACATTGGGCCAAGTCATAACCAGGTCAACTTGAAAAGAACCGCAGCTCTGGGGTCAACAAACACAATGGAAGTTTCCCCTTCATCGGTGAAGTGATCCCACCACCAATCTGTTGGTGCATGACCAACATTATCCTCGAGCCAAGACCTAATCTCTGGAGTGAGATCAAACGAAAAGCCCGAAAAGAATCCTATGCCTTGCTTCTGCCAGGTCCAGACATCACTTGAGAAAGTTGTGTGGGTCATCAACAAACATTCCGCAACTTGCTTTGACATCAAACCCTACCCGAGGCACAATGCGACTCTTTTCATTTCCAAATGCCTTGGCAAGGTAATCAAAGTTTCTCTGTAGGATCTCACCACTGGATTCCTTGCCCTGTGCCGCGCTGTAGGGATTGTAACGGACGAGGTTGAACTTTACATCCAGGCACCGGACAAGAATAGCCCTGATAATATCCTCAAGAGTCTTGAGGTCATCGTTCTCGCCTTCAATGAAGGTCCAGTGGAGGGTGACTAGTTCTCCCGTCTTTTGCTGCCAGTCGACTAGTTTCCACAAGGCTGCATGGGGCTCCATGGCTTTGGGAAGCCACCGTTTACGGAACTTTTCATCCAAGCTGTAAAGTGAGTAATAGATCTGTGCGCCGGTGTCACCAAAGACATCATAAAGCTTTCGGTCAGCCATCTCTTCAGGCATGATCGTGCTGATATTGTACTTGCTTACTAGGGCGTGCTGGTCTGCAAGACTTTGGAGTGGGGCACGAACTTTGCCCCAGTTGTTGAGTATGCTGGGATTGGCTAGTGGTTCACCGCGTGCCATGAAGTTGAAGTTTACGCGGTTGGCGTCGTCGAGTTCCCGATAGTGACGAAACACCTGCAGGGCTTGAAGGTAGTAATCGTCGACCGAGGCAGGATCCATCATGGTCTGCTTAGTCTGCGTCAAATGACAGAACCGACATGACTTATTGCAGCCACTATGGCTACTCAGGTAGCTGATAAAGTAGTCTTGCTCACGTCGCACATACCGTGACTCGAACGCCCCACCCTGAGGGTGAGGCGTTACAAAGTTCACACTTGAGTCTTCGTTACTGAAAAGGATATCAGTCATTCTGTTCGGTGTCCGTCACGAAGGTTGTGAAGTTGTTCTCGTATTGCACGAGTAGCACCCTCGGTACCCTGGACGTCAATTCATCTTTGTGTGAGATGAGGAAAATATTCTTACCACGCTCGCGCGCATTTTTCTTGAGGATCTCAAGAGCCAAGTCCATGCCTTTGCTGTCCATACCCGAGTCAACAAGTTCGTCAATCATCAGGAGGTTCAGAGGCTTGTTCATTGTTTCCCACACATCTCGGAATGCCCACGCGAGAGCTAGGACAACGCGATTCTGTTCACCGTTGCTGAGCTGCGCGAAATCGTATTCTTTGCCGAGGCGGGTGATTTCAACCGAAAGATCAGATTGGAACACCACCTCGTGTGGTAGTTGGATCTTATCCAAGTAGCTGTTAAGACGCACGTTCAAGTAGCTGAGATTCTGGTCAATGATCTTCTTGCGAATAAAGGAGTTCTTATCCGTTAGAAGCTTGAGTAGAAAATCCTGATGCTCTTTTAGTCGAACCAACTCATTGAGGTAATCGTAAGTGATATCCTGAAGAGAAGTGTCTACCAAGTTGGCAATCTGATCCAGGTATGGACTTTCTTTTACCGACTCGCGTAGATAGTCGCTTTCCAGCTTGTCCAGAGTGTGACGATGGTTTAGCGCTTGCTCCATTGTATCGTAGCTCACTGCCGGCATATCACCAAGTGCAGTCAAAGCGCCAATAGCATTCTCAAGGTCGGTACCTGCAGCAAATAGCTCTTCCTCAGCCAAACGTCGCTCTTCCACGTACTTCTCTTTGCGAGCTAGCAAATCGGCTAGGATTTCAGCGTGCTTGTCAGCGTGGACGTCCTGTCCACAGGTGTGGCACTTTTGCTGTTCTGCGGTCGCAAGTTGCGCATCAACCCTTTGCAGACTGGAGTCCGCAGCATTGTAGGTGCGTTCCACCCGAGTAGCGTCGCGATCAAAGCGCATTACTTCACTTGAAACTCGATTGAATTCAACCAACACCCTCTGATTGTTGATCTCGGTTTCAATATCAATTTCCTTGAGCTGGTTGATTGCTGTGGTCAGCTTCTCCAGCATCTTGGTATGCTCTTTGTCCCAGACTGTGCCTTTGAACTTTAGATCATTGATGGTGCGCTGGATCTTTTCATTGTTGTCAATGAGGATCTTGATGCGCAGTTCTTCACCCTTGATCTCGTCCTTGATCTCCTTGACCAGAAACTTTAGTTGCTCTGCTTTGCTACTCAGCTGGGTGATGCCCAGGAGTTCTTCAATGACAGCACGCTGCTGGCCAGAGTTCATCTCCAAGAAGGGAACCGTCTTGCTGTGAAGCGCAATCACGTGCTTGAACAGTGTATGGGAGCAACCAATTACCTTTTCAATTTCCTCTTGGGTAATCTTGCTTTCGCCATGAGCCTCGTCGGATCCATCTTGAGTTACAAGACCATCGTTGACATAAAAGCGTAGAAAGTTGGGCTTGCGGCCACGCTCAATCCGATAGCTGCGATTGCCGTCTTCTAAATCCAAGCTGACAACCATTCCCTTTTGGTTGATCTTATTGATCAAGTTGTCCTTGCGGATAGAAGTAAGCGCTTCGCCATAGAGTGCATAGCAGATTGCCTGAATCAGCGTAGTCTTACCAACACCGTTTCGTGAACCTGCGCTACCTTGATCAACGTTCTCGCCAAGGATGAGCGTGAGTCCATGCTCATCGAGTTGAACGGCCTGAGTCGTGTTGCCCACGCTCAGGAAGTTCTTCATTGTAATAGTTCGGACTTTTATCATTATGTTTTACCGTCCCAATTGGGAATTCACATCGTTGAGATTTCCAACTGAAGATGTAATCTCTCCATTAAAGTTTATCCCAGTGGCCAGCTTGACAATCATTGGATTCAAATTCACCGGCTCTTCGGTGAACACATAGGTGCCGTGCATGAACATCAGGATACCACAGTTTACACCCTGAGTTGCCAGAATGTCATGAATCGCAGCTTGCGTTTCCTGAAAATCAGAACGCGTCATAGCTTGGTTGTTTTTGGCAAACATGTAGACGTGCTGGTATGGCTTCTTATCCTCAGTATCATACTGGTTGATAAGTTCCATCTGCCATCCTTCGACGACTAGGGTATGATCTGCATTTGCATTCGCCCACCTAGCAGGATCAGTGTCTTCGTTATAATCTTGCATCAGGCTAGTCCTTTGTAGATTTCCATTAGGAGATTTTTATCGACCGTTAGACTGTCAATGCCCTTGAGTCCTTCTAGGACAATCTGATCAACGGTCTGAAACAGGACTTCATCACCAAAGGTCTGCTCTGCCTCAGCTTTGGCACCGGGTGTGATGTCAATCTTACGAGGATTGAAATGTGCTTGGAATGTATCCTTGATGAACTGTGTTTCATCATAGTTGATCTGAACATCAGTTGTGATACGAGCATACGTGCGCTCGTCTAGATACTCGGTGGGAGATTCCAGCAGTTCACTCAGCTTCAGCGTCTTGTACTTGGGAGCGCCTGGCCATGCACGGAACTCGGGCTCTTTGCCCCAGTCCAGGATCATCATGCCGCGCTCATCGTCCCACGCATCAGCAAAGTTGTGAGGAAAAGGGTTGCCCAAGTAGCAAATCTTGTTCTTGGCCTGTCGCTTGTGAAAGTGACCCGAGAACGCCCAGTACTCAATATCATCAAAGTGGGTGGCATTTAGACCACCATGATCTGGCATCTCAACCATTGCATTCATCATAAAGTGCGGCAACTCAAAGTGACCGAACATATAGCTGGACTTTTTAGCCAGCTTGGAAATGCGCTTGTAGTCGTCACCAATCAACCATGGACAAAACGTGACACCCCCGACTGTGAGGAAGTCGTTGATAATAGTCATATTATTGAGATTGCGACCAATTGCCACACTGGAAATCTCACGCTTTTCCTTGTAGTAAAGGTCGTGGTTTCCAGGGATGAAGTAGAAGTTCTCAAACGCGGTCGCGAGGCGTTCCATGTTGCTCAAGCTATAGTTGAGTGTTGAAACATGGATAGCGTGACGATTGTCGTGCCAGTCACCTGTAAAGATGATGGTGTCAACGTCTGCAGCTTTTGCCTGCTCAATAAACCACTTTACAAAATCTTCACAATCTTGATTATGTTGGCGATCATTGTTTTTCTTACCGAAATGGATATCGGTAAAAACAGCGGCTTTCTTGAATAGATTTTGTGTCATTGTACCTCTAGCCACTTGGGAAGGACAACAGTTGTTTCACCTAATAGTCCCGAGTGTCGCAGAACCTCAGTAGCGGCTTCCGGCGCGGTGAGATCTCCTGGCAGTCGTCCAGCATCAACGATCCTAATCGCATGATTGACTGCTGCCATTGCCTTGGTGGCTCCAGTACCAGGTTCGAAGTTGGACTTCGAAGCGGCTGCGATAGCTCCAGTTTGAACCAGCATGATGAACTGTTCTTCCCGCGTCATGGTTGTCTCCTAGTTTGCACCTACATAACGCTCTGGGGCGTCCATTGTCATTATTTTGGAAGGCCGACGACCAGCTGAGGCCAGTACTTCTGAATGTCGGCTCTAGAATAGAATCTCAGGACCTCGCGATAGAACATTGTTCTAACCTCGAATTCATCCACAGTCGTCCATGGTGCATACCATGGACGGCGCACACGACGCCGTCCAGTTAGTGTAAAAATTGGCTTACCCATTAAACCAGCTTGCCGCGATTGATCGCATCGGTGTCTTGGACAACTTTCTTGGGAGCACCACGACGGACCAGCTTCTTAACTTCTGGAAGTTCGCCATTTGCCGCTGCCTTCTGAGCCAGACTGTTCTCGACCTGACGTGTCATCGAAGGAGTTACTCCGTTCATGATCAGCAAATCGTCGCGAATGCCTTGCGTGCGCTTTTCAAGATTTAGAACGTGGGTAAATGCATTGCCAACCATAACCGAGTAGTAGGCAAATGGATTGTCGGAGCGAGCTTCATTGAACTTGAGACCCATAACGCTGAGCTGCAGAAGAGCCTGACTGCGCATCTCGTCGATGTAGCTGTAACCACGCCAGTTACCACGCTGGCTGTAACGCTCTACCAGTTTCATGAACATGAGTGCAAGGCGGTTGGTGATCTTACCATGCTCCTGGGAAAACTCACCGTTTTCAAGTGCATTCTTCCAGTGACTACGGCCAACTTCGCGCATCTTACCATCTTCGATAATGTAGTGCTTGAATGGTGGGAAATTGAGACGGACGTGATTGTCCGATTCCTTCTTGGAGACTTTGGTCTTGCCTTCAGCGAGTGGAATATGCTCAAAGGTCATGACTCGAAACACCAGGCTTGAAACTGGGATAGATGCTGGATCAATGTCTTCCACCTTGATTTGGTGGTTCTTGAGACCTTGTTCCTTTAGGGCAGCCTTCTGTGCTTGAATGGTCTTCTTGGCTTTAAGAGCCTGAGTGGCTTCAATCAAAGCTTCATCAATTTCCTCGATGTTATCAACAATTGCATCATAGTCCTGATACACTTTGTCGATGAAGTAGCTGTAGGTGTTCTTGCTACGATGAATCTCCCTTAGGAGTTCCTTGTTGGTGAGGTAGTTTACTTTTGGTGGCGTGATAGCCATATGATCCGCTCCTTATGTTCTGTTCTAGCGGTTAGTATATGTGCCGTTTCCGGGTTAAGCCGGCGCTTTGCACTTGTACCCTGAATATAGACTAAAGTGACATTTCTGTCTATATTCTCAAGCTCTAAAGCCTTGACTGGAAAGCCTTACTTTTTGAGTTTAGTGACAGGATATCGTACTCACTATATAGAGTAGGTTCGAATGCATTATATTTGTATTTTATAGGGCGGTAAATATGAGTGGAAGCCAGATTAACGGTGTGGCACTTCTAGTAGGGAGAATGAATCCTCCTACAAGGGCACACACTCTGTTGGTCAGCAAGCTCAAGGAAGCCGCGTTGCGTCTTGGTGTTCGTCCCATTCTGTATCTAACAGATGGTGAGAAGAGCAGCAAGGACAAGCGGAAAAACCCCTTGTCTGCTGAGCAGCGTTTGGTTATCGCTCGGAAGTTGTTTCCCGGCGTGACCATCGATGTGGTAGCTTCGGCCTATGAAGCCCTCGAGGTATTGGAACTTCAGGGCTACAAAGCAAAGGTCTGGGTTGCTGGCAGCGATCGTGCTTCCAACTACCGCAAGCTCGTTTCCAGTGAGCAACTGGAATGCGAGGTGCTTGAGGTGGACCGCGAAGCAGGTGATGCAGACGGCGTTTCCGCTACTGCCGCTCGCAAAGCAGCCCTAGAAGGCAACATGGAAGAGTTCGCTCGCCATATGCCCAACCTCTCGCCTACGGACCTTGCGGACATTGCAGAGATGATTCGCGAGGCAAACCATGGCAGACAACTCAGTCCAGATTCAAAACCTTAAAGGGCTACTAGCCAGCAACCAGGCCAGTCTGGATGCTGCCAAACAAACACTAGCTCAACTCCAGTCTAGTGGCGCATCTTCTGCAGATATTGCTGCTCAGAAAAACTTGGTAGATGGACGCATTCTTGGTGTCAATGCCATTATCACCAATATCAAATCACTACAGACATCCTCAATTGATGCTACTCCCAAACCCGCACCCACAGTGGTCAATAGCGGAAGTGGTACCAAGTCTTCATCTAGTGTGAACGCCGAGGCTGTCGCCGCCGGTGACTTTTCCTATGGTAAACTGGGAAACGGTACTGCTGGTGGACTGGGAAATTCAGCACTCTTCGATACCAAGACGATTCTGCCGAACACTCAGAAAACTCAGGTAAGCAAAGCACAATTGGAAGCAGCTGATCATCAGTATACCATTGAGATGAACAAGCTGTCTAACTACTGGGCAAATCAAGATACAAGTAGTCCTGAATATCTTGCCCAAAAGCAGATAGCTATGTCTAGCCAATACAATTGGGAACTTGCTCGTAACAATCTTGAAGAAGTGGCAACAAGCGAGACAGCAAACTCAGTTTATGACGGTCCCTTGCAGATCGAAGAACCGCTAGGTGATCCAATTGACCTGAGCGGTGTAAATCAGGATCTGGTGCCTGTAGCTCCGACTGCCGAAGAAACTCCCGTAGTAGATTCTGGAAACTCCAAAGACCGTCGTCTTCGTCTACGTCCAAAAGAGCAAGATGGTTCCACATTTCCTTTCTTTGGAGACAAAGACAGTATTCTTTACGGCCTGAATGAAACATATGGCGTGATCTTTCCCTACACACCAACCATTACCTATTCGCACAATGTTGCGTACAGTGAAATGGCACCCACGCATGCCAATACTAGCTATCACATCTACACCAATACCCCGGCAGTGCAGATTCAAATCGAAGCGCAGTTCAGTTCTCAGAACGCTGCAGAGGCAAAGTACACTCTTGCTGCCATGCACTTTTTCCGCAGTGCGACTAAGATGCACTTTGGTGAGAACGATCCTAACTCTGGTATGCCGCCGCCTCCGCTGGTTCTGTCAGGCTACGGTGAGTTCATGTTCAATGATCTTACGGTGCTTCTAAAGGACTTTTCCATGGCAATGCCAAACAATGTTGACTACGTTGAGGTGGAAGTAAACGGCAGCGCCGCTTGGGTTCCAGCTCTTACTACGTTCAATCTCACTTGTATCGTTCAGCAGACTCCCAAGCAACAGCGACGCGATTTTATTCTCGCCGACTTTGCTTCTGGTAAGATGATGGGCGATCCTAATAGGAGAGGATGGATCTAATGTCCAAAGTTGATTACAAGACAAGCAGTCCATATTCGGAAACACAGCAGACTAGCTGGTTCCTCAGCAATATGACTTTTCGTGATATTCCTCGTGATGGATCAGATAAGATACGAACACTTGAAAGCAAGTATGAGTATCGTCCGGATCTGTTGTCCTATGATCTTTATGGAACTCCTAACTATTGGTGGATTTTCATGGTTGTAAACCCCAATAAGATCAAAGATCCAATTTATGATTTCAAAGCTGGTCTTACCATTTACACACCTACCCCAACTCGACTTTCTCAAGTCCTAGGAGGCTAACACATGCCAACATATACCTTCAATGGTATTTCAGTTGATGAGGATTTGGTTCAAGACTTGAAAAAGTCTGTGAAGAACCCTCTGTCTTCATCTGTTGATCGCATGCCTGCTTACACTCCAGTGAACAATAAAGACATCAACAACATTGAAGCGGGCACTGGCACCGGTGAATCTCTGTTGCGTGGAATTGGATTTGAACCAATTCCAAATCCCATGAGTTCCGTGTTTCAGCCCAGCTACCACTTCTCTTTTTATCTCGATGGTGATCTCCCAAGCGAGCAAGGAAAAGGAACTGAATTCATAATCGCTGAAACTGGACTGAGCGGTATGAATATCCAAGAAGTGAATATCGATGCGATTGTAGGTCCAAACCAGCGCACTAAAAATGCAATGGCTACCAACATTGTGATTCGAATCTATGAGCCATTTGGCGCAATGCTTCCCGACCTCTTGTATCAAGCGGCAGTAACCAAGGGAATTCGAAATTATCTCAAGGCACCATGGTTTCTAAAGCTCACACTACATGGCTACGATGAGCAAGGAAAGATCATACAGATTGGTGATCAATGGACTTGGCAGATCATGCTCATTGATGTGCAGAGTCAGATCAATGAAACCGGTGCCATGCATACCGTTACTGCCTTTCCTTATTCCGAACAGGCGCTGAATGACCAGTATTGTATGCTGGTTCAGGGTGCCAACGCCTCTGGAACAACGGTTGGTGATGCACTTAAAAAAGTAATCGAAGGCATGAACAATGCGGTTACCACTCGCTATGGTGCCTCCAGTACTCCATTCTTGGAATTTGAAGTTGCAGAAGAACCCTATCCCATTGATACCAAGGTTGGTGTCACCTCGCCATTCCAAAATCCAATTACCTCCAGCGTACCAACGCTGGGCAATCAGGTAAACAACGAATCGTTTGATGTTGAAACTGGACATTTTGGATCAGGAACTGATTTTCCAGCGGTTGTAGACATGATCATGTCTAAGAGTGAAACTGCGGTAAAGATGTGTCGTCCTTCCAGAGAGTTACCCCCGGCATCCGGCGACGACAACGAAACTGAGATTAAATCAGTTGCCTGTATTGCCCATCGTGTTGACACCAAAGTTGAATTCAAAGACTACGATTACATCCAGGGTGATTACAAAAAGAAGATCACCTATATCATTAAGCCATACATCACAATGCGCTTGATTACCTCACTTGGACGCGGTCTCAAATTTGACAAAGAAAAGACTTTCAATCGAGAAAAGGCTCGCTTTGCGGTTGAGCAATCGTTTTTGAAGAAGCAATACGACTACATCTTTACTGGCTTGAATACTGAAATTGAAAAGTTTGACATCAGTGTCAACTTCAATTGGGCAGTTCAGGTCCCATCCTTTGATGGCAGGCTGACCAATGGCGGTTCAACAGCGCAGGTGGATAATGGATCCAGCGTGTTCACACTCAAGCAAAAACTTGCGGATACTCAATCTGCAGTAGAGGAAGCAAATAGTAAACTCAACGATTTGAAGCAATCTGAGCAGGCAGCTATTGATGCAGATCCAAATTCTGAAACGGCCAAGGGTCTTACCAAAACGCGCCAAGACCTTGAAGCGCAGATTGCCGCTCTGAAGAACGCACAGACGCAGCAAGCAACATCGTTTGGTAAACTCAGCGACAAGTACAACCAACAGATGAAAGACCAGCAGGCCGCCCAGCTAGCTCGTCGACCGGTAGTAACTGGTCGTATCACTGATGGTGAGGACATTGTTTATTCCAATGCACAAGGAACTGAATACCAAGGTGGTAGTCAAGGAGCTTCAAGCTATCTACCCATTACAATCATCCAGGATGCAAACGATCCAAGTCTACGTACCAAGACCGGTATGGCAAATGACAACTCGCCTAACAAGTCAGTGTACGGCGCATTATTGAATCAGCTTTATGGTACGATGGATGGAAACCTAGTATCCATTGAGCTCGAAGTGCGCGGCGACCCATATTGGCTTGGCCCAGGTGATTCCGGACAGCCGTTCAATTCTCCAAGTACGGATGATCGTCCAAACTTTCAAAATGGCGAACACATGTTCCTGTTCCGCTTCAAGCTACCACTTGGCTATGATGATAAAACTGGTACGGTTGCATTATCAACTGGAGCACAGGTAGGAACTAATGCAGCAAAGCAAAGTGCAGGTGACAATGCCTCAACTTCTGCAGGCATTGGCATGGACAGCAACATCTTCACTGGATTCTATTCTTGTATTGAAGTGAACAACAAGTTCCAAGATGGCAAGTTCACACAGGTACTCAAGGCAGTCCGCATTCCTGGATGGGAATATGAAAACATCATTGAGGGTCGTGAAAGCGCTATTCCTGATGACACCACATATAACAACGATGCCGGCCCAAGCAGTCCCGCAATTTCGAACCGTGCCACTCGACCAAGTAGCGGCGGTGGCGTTGTTGAAACTGGAAATAGTGATGAGCGAACACTACTGGCTGCCGCCATGGTTGGAGAAGCTGGTGGTGAAGGTACCAAGGGAATGCAAGCGGTGGGTAATGTGATTATGAATCGAGCTGCAATTGGCTATCGTGGCAATACTGTCACTCAAGTTATCACAGCCAATAAGCAGTTCTCAATCTTGAACAACACCACACCAGCCGCACTTATTGCTAAATCTAAAAGATCCTCATCATACGCCGCCGCCTATGAGCTTGCTGGCAAGCTCCTAAGTGGTCAAGCTTCGGATGTAACTGGCGGAGCAACACACTACCTGAATCGGAGGACTGCAACTGATCACAGCTGGGAGAATCTAGGTACTGTGACTACTGTCATTGGAAATCACACCTTTATCAAGGGAGTCAAATAATGGCTAACCAAGGCTTCCGTCGTAGTTTTCGTACGCCCAAAGGATATCAGCAAGATCCAGGTGGACGCATTGCGCTATTCAATCAAGTCTACCGAGCATTTGTAAAGAACAATGAAGATGCATTCTCAATGGGACGCCTTCAGGTATGGATCCCTGAGTTCTCCAGTCAAGAAGACGATGAGAGTGCATGGTTTACGGTTCAGTATTGCAGCCCATTCGCCGGTGCAACTTCAGTAAAGAACAATAAGAAACAGGGTCAATCTCTTGATGACACCCAGCAATCCTATGGCTGGTGGGCAGTTCCACCAGATTTGGATAACGAAGTGGTAGTCATGTTCCTTAGCGGTGATCCCAACCGCGGAATCTATATTGGTGGTTTGTACCAACAGTTCATGAACCACATGGTTCCTGGTATTCCAATCGACAAAAGTTATCAAGGCGGCGAACAAGGAGATCCACCGGTTGCAGAATACAACCGATTTGATCCCAATGTTCCAAACGCGGACAACCATACTCGCGCGCGTTTTGATCCACTACATGAGGGATTGAAGGCACAAGGTTTATACGAGGATAGCGTCCGTGGTCCCAGTGATGCTGGTGCCCGCAGGGCGTCGGTGTCAAAGGTCTATGGTTTCAAAAGCCCGCAAGGTCACCATATGGTCTTTGATGATGGCGAAGAAGGTTACATTCGTTTCCGCACACGAAGTGGTGCGCAGATCATCATCAATGACGAAACCGGCTACATCTACATGATTAGTGGAAATGGTAACTCTTGGTTTGAAATCAGCGATGATGGTATTGATGGCTATTCGGCTAAGAGCGTGAGCTTTCGCAGCAACGGAGATATCAATCTCCACGCTGATGGAAATCTCAACATGCACGCAGGTGGCGCATTCAATGCTTATGGTGCCGGTAGCACATCGTTTCAAACCGGTGGTAGCATGGACATGCTTGCCGGTGCAGGTTGTAACATCACAGGAGCCGGCTTAAACTTTCTAAGCACTGGCAGCGCCAGTTTGACGGCCAGTGGCAATGTTAGCGTCAAGGGCGGCGGAACTCTTGCCTTGCAGTCAAGCGGAGCATTGGGGGTCACCTCTGGTGGCAACGTGGTACTCAAAGGAGCTCAGATCCAACAGAATAGTGGAGGCGGTCCTACTGCAGCCGCTGCCAAGGAAGCTTCAGGACCTAAACCCGGAGATATGAACGACCGCGAACTCAATGCAGATTCTGGATATCCACAGAATAGTACCAAAAGTATTACTTCCAGGATGCCAACACACGAACCATGGGATGGTCATCCTGGAACAAAGAGCAGCGCGGCCAGGGGATCATCTGGAAGTGGAACGTCTGAGGTCAGTGCTGAAGGCACTGGTGATGAGGTTGATGACAGCACCCCGGTGAATATCCCGGATGATGGCACCAAATTCTGTGCACCAGTAAACGCAATATGTGGCTCACCATTTGGCTTCCGTATTCATCCAATAACCCATAAGCGCAAGATGCA